TGCTCCTCGTTATGTGTTAATGCGTTATGATGAAGACGTGGCTCGTTTTGAAATCCCTGTGGATTACACAACGACCGTGCCGAACTCCTATGACGGTTGGACAATTCGTAACGTTGGTTACGGACAACACACTGGCGTGTTAGATGCTCGTCCGCAAGAAATCTTGTACATGGATGTAGCTTCTAGCTCATAATAGGAGGTAAATATGCGCATTCGTAACGAAGGAAAGCGTGTGTACTGCTTCAACGGGGGCTCAATTGCCCCCAAGGAAGTGGTGGACATTAAAGACGAAGCTGTTGCTCGTGCTTTATTGAAATGCTATCCGAATGAATTGGTTTCTTTGGATGATTTGGTAGCTCGTGTGGTGGAAACACCTGTGAGAGTGGTTGAAGCCGAAGAACCAGAAGAAAAGAAAGAAGAAGAAGTTGAAGTTGTGAAAGCCCCTAAAGGCAAACGCAAAAAGGCTTCTAAATAGGAAACAGGGAGGGAAATTATGTTTGATGTAGCTAAAATAACGGTTGAAGATTTCAAGGCGTTGTTTCCACGTAATTTCCCTTACCTTCCTTTGTATGAGGATAATAAGACATACTTTAAGGACGACATTGTTTATGTTGCTCCTAATTTTTATCAATCATTGGTGGATAATAACACAGACCCAGTTACCGCTCAAACAAAATGGGCTGTTGTTAAAGATTCCACTTCAAATTACGTTTTAGACACAGATATACGCAGAGCATTTGGTGAGGCTGGTGTAACCTTCAACCAAGGATTATTTGATAGTTGTGAATCTGCGAAAGAGGCTTATTTATATCTTGTGGCATTTTATTTGGCATATGACCTTTCCTTAGCCCAAACTGGTGCTTATGGACAAATTGGGTTTCCTGCAACTGAAGTTCGTGTTGGCAGTGTATCTGAGGGTTACTATGTGCCAAAGGCTTATTTAGAAAATCCAGTACTAGGTTTTTATGCAAGAAATGGTTTTGGTTTGAAGTACCTGAATATGGTGTACCCGAAACTCGTTGGAAATGTGGGAGTGGTAGCTGGATGGTCTTTGCCGTAAATTTAGAGTTTAAGAATAAGATAAAAGATGCTTTGTTGGATGAACTGATTAAGTCTTCAAAAGAGCTTAATGGTTCATATGTTGAATCTGGAATAATTGGAGAAGACAACAGAACATCATACATGGCTCATTTAAACGAGTTTGGTGGCATTACTGTTTATGATAAAGCACCACATAAAGGTGAGGGCGTTGTTGTTCCACCAAGACCGTTTATTGATGCACCAGAACGTAGTGGCATAAAAGAGTTAAAAGACTTTATTGAGTTTATGACTTTTGGTGTTATAAACAAAAAAACAGTTAGGAACATTTTGGATGGTTGTGGAAAAATAATGTCAGAACAACAACAAGAAAAAATGAGACAGTGGGGAGATATAAAGGACAACAGTGAAAGAACCGTTGATATTAAGGGTTTCAATAGACCTTTGCACGACAGTAATAATCATCCTTTCCCGATTAAAACAAAAGTTGTTATTGGAGGTGCTCAATGATAGGACGTTTAAATGTGGCTCCTACAAGTTTAAAGGCAACATTGCCAAGACCACAATTAGGTATTAATATGTGGTCTCAGGGTTCTCAAGCACAGGTTGTTACTCAAATTGTTGATGAGTATGGTAATGTTATAAACCAAAAATCTTTCTTTAACTTTGATGGTGTTATTCAGCCGTTATCTCCAGAAGAAATCAAGGTAAAAGAAGAAGGTCAGTGGTCTTGGGACTGGTATTGGTTCCATACCAAAGAAGATGTTCAATTAAAAACAAACGATGTGGTCATTTATCGTGGACACGAATACAAGATTATGGCAAAGAAAGACTATGGCGATTATGGACACATTGAATATCATTGTATAAAGGATTGGCAGACAAATGCAGGTTGAGGAATACGTTGTTGATATTATTAGAACAGAAATGGGATTAGACCAGCAACACGTCTGGATTCAATCTCAGAACAAAAAAATACCACCAAACAGTGAAGATTTGTTTGTTGTGGTTGGGTGTGTTGATTTTAAACCAATTTCTGCAAAAAGTTATTTTGATAAAAAAACATTAAAAGAACGTCAAATTGCTTATGGTCGTGCTCAAGTACAAATAGATATTTTTAGTCGTTCTAATGAGGCACGTATTCGTAGGTCAGAGCTTTTAATGGCTTTGAACTCATTCTATTCTAAAGGTGTGCAGGACAAAAAACAATTTAAGATATTTGAATTGCCCTCATCCTTTGTAAATCTTTCTGGCTTAGCTGGTGGCTCTGATATAAATCGGTTTGCGTTGCGTTTTTATGCAATGATTGCCGAAATAAAAGAAAAGTCCAGCTCTTACTATGACAAATTCAATGCTGAATTACACGTTGAGAGTGAATCTGGCGTTGATATAATAGAGCTGGAAAACCTGCAAATCGATAGTTGATTTGCAAAAACAAAAAAAATTGTTTATAATGTAAAAAAACAAGGAGAAAAAAATGAACGAACTATCTATAAACAATATTATTAGGGTAAGCGTTCAGGGTGCTCAAAAAAGCATTGGTGTTAAGAACGTGAACGAATTGGCATTGTTCACAACCGAAACCCCTAATGTTTCAGACCCTGTTATTATCGCAATTGACCCATCTACTGTTGCCAAGGCTTTCGGAACGGATTCTTTGACGGCAAAAATGGCGAATAACGTCTTTGCTCAGAATATGAATTTAAATTCTGGTCGTGGATATTTGGCTGTTATTCCTTTGAAAGATTCAACATCTGCTACTTCTGCAAAATTTACAACAGGTACTGTGGGTGCGATTACTGCTTTCAATTTGGTTACTAATGGTTCTTTAAAACTTACTGTTGATGGAACTGCAACAGAAATTTCTGGTCTTAACTTTTCAGCGTGTTCCACACTCAAAGACATTGCTGATGTTATTTTGAATGCAACAAAGGTTGCCACAATTACTGTTTCTGGTGGTTCTTTGGTTTTTGGTTCAAAGAAGGTTGGTTTAACAGATTCAACAATTGTTGTGTCAAGTGGTACTGCTGGTACAGATATTTCTGGTTCAACATACTTGAACATTGCTGGTGGAGAAACAACAGCTGGTACAGACTCAAGTGGTGAAACATTATCTGCCGCAATGGCTCGTGCAAAAGAATTTGCTCGCTTTACGGGTGTGATTTCAAATTTAGCCATGGAAGATGCTGCTGTTGCCACGACTTCTGCTTATATCAATAGTAACGATTTGATTTGGATTGCTCCTTTCTCTTCGGTGAATGATATTGCTGGTGCGATTACAACAATCAAAGACGCTGGTCAGAAACAAACCCGTTGTGTGTTATACACAGACGGAGTTCAAAATGCTCAGCTTATGGCTGCTGCTTATGCCGGTCGTGCTTTCTCTACGAATTTTGAGGGCTCTTCTACATCACAAACAATGCAATTGAAGACATTGGTGAATGTGTTACCTGATGAAGGTATTACACAAACAAATTATACCAATGCTTTGGCTGCTGGTGCTGATATGTATGTTTCTTTTGAAGGAGACTCTGCGGTCGCTTGTGGTAAAGGTAATGGATATTTTGACGTTGTCTATGAAAATCTGGCTTTGAAATTTGCTTCTCAAGCCGCTTTGTACAACGTTTTGAAAACAACTGGAACAAAAATCCCACAAACAGAAACTGGTATGTCTGCTTTGCGTGATGCACAAGGTAATGTGTGCTTACAGTTTGTTCGTAATGGTGTGTTGGCTCCTGGAACATGGAACAGCGCACAAACCTTCGGTGACCCAGAAACATTCAAGCAAAACATTGAAGACAATGGTTGGTATATTTACAGCACTCCAATTGCTTTGCAATCACAGAGTGAACGTGAAAGCCGCATTGCTCCATTAATCCAATGTGCTTGTAAGCGTTCTGGAGCTATTCACGAAGCCGATTTGTTAATTTTAGTGGAGGAATAAAAGATGGCAGAAACATATAGATTGACTGGTGATGATACTTTTGTTCTGTGGGGTCGTGTATTAAGCGACCTTGCAGATGGAAGTGTTGTTCAAATTAGCGCAGACAACAACATTGCAAGCTCTGTTGTTGGTAAAAATGGCAACATTATTATTGCCAAAGATGAGCAAGGTAAAAAATGTACGATTGAATTGCGAGTGTTGAAAGGCTCTCTTGATGACATTTTCGTGATGCGGTATTATCGTACATATGAAATTGACTCTGCTTTGTTTAAAGTGGGAAATGGCTCATTTAGTAAGCGTTTGGGTGATGGTTTTGGAAACGTTGTATATGACACACGTTATTTGCGTGCTGTTCACTTTACAAAAGCTCCATATGACGCAACACAAAACGTAAATGGTGAAACAGACCAAGCAGTAACTGTCTATCAAATGCAAGCCATTATTGATAGAACTATTGGTTAATTAATGAAAGGGGTATGCTATGGAATATAAATCAGAAAACACAGGGGCGAGGATTGTTATCAATCCTTGCTCCCTGATTGAAGCATTTAAACTAAAATCAAAGATACAGAAAGCGTTATTGGATAAGGGGATGAACATCGAGCGTTTAATGGAACAAGATATATTGTCCATTATTTGCGCCTTGGATTCTTCAGAAGAGGTTTTTGAGTGCTTGTTTGAGTGTTTAAGAAGAAGTCAATATAATGACGTTGCAATTAAGCCAGATGTGTTTGATGAACCAAGGGCTAGAGAAGACCTGTATGAAATTTTTTATAATTGTATAAAGGTTAACATCTACCCTTTTTTCAAGAAAGTCCTTTCAAAGTTAGAAATTCCTCAAGAAGCGGAAAAGTTGAAAGGAAGCCTGAAACAGAAATTAGAGATGAAATCGGATTCATCTGCTGCTCTATTGCAAAAAACGGGTATTTCGGCGGAGACCCAGACAGAGTAGGTCGTGCTCCTGTAACGAGCGTAATATCTGTTTTAAACTATATTAAGTTTGACTCTGAATACAAGGAAACTTATGGAGTGTTAAATGACGACTGTCGCTGATTTGGTTGCTAAGCTTGGTTTTGAAGTTGATACGACAGGTTTTGATAACTTCAAGAATGCTTTAGATTCTTTCCAAAGTATGGTTCGTTCTAGTTTGTCTGGATTAAAAGAATATGCCAAACAAGCAGAAAAGATAAGCAACGCTTTTAAGAAAACATATCTTCCAACTCGAAAAGAAGCAAAAGAAAGATATGTTGCAGAAACAGAGGCAATAAGAGCAAAAACTTATGCACAGTTTATGCGGGCATCGTTTTTACCAAAGGCTCTTGAAATAAGAGACAGAAATGCCACAAGTCGTGAAAAACAAATAAAACTCAAAGAAAGAAGAGAAGAGTCTGGAGATTTTTCTTCTAAACAATTTGGTTTGTTGGCAGCAATACACAAATTATCTGGTTCTGATGGTCTTTTGGGTCAACTTATGGGAACTATCGGTGGTTTTGTTGGAAGGATTGCTGGACCTATTGGTAAAATTATAGGAGACACAGTAGGAAGAATTGTTGGAAACACGCTTACAAAGGTTGGTGGTTTTATTATAAACCAAATAAGACAAGCCGCAAAGTATATGATGTCATTCGTTGATTATAGAAGATTTACCGGAAGAAGCGTTACTGGTTTAAGTGGTTTGATGGGTATGACTAAACATACAGCAGACTTAACACCACAAGATGTTTTAAAAGATGCCCAAAGGATGGGTCAAGAATATTGGGATTTGTGGTTTGGAGGTGGTAACCCTCGTTTCTGGCAACTTCTTAGTTTAAGACCAACAATGAATGGGGAACAAAACATAAAGAATGTTTTGGACAGAGTTTATAAGATGTCTGGCGGAATGAAAACGCCCCAAGGTCGAGGCTTGGCTTTAAAACTTTTGAGAGAGGGGCAAATGGAACAATATATGCCCATTCTTGAAAAATGGTCAGAATATAAGGAAAGCGGAGAATATGACTCTCTATTTGATTTCTCAGAAGAACAGCTTCGTATAATGGAAGAAACAAACAGGGCTCTTAGAGAGTTTGGGCAAACACTGGATAATGTTCGTGCATATTTCGTAAGTTCTTTAATGGAAAGCGGATTAAAAGAGTCTCTTCAAAGCATTGCACACTATATTATGGGTTTAGTTTTGGCGTTTAAGTCTGGGAAGATACACGATAAATCAAGTTTTATAAGGCACATATTTGATTTCGAAAGAATGGAGGCTTCAGGGGCTGCTGGAGTTTATGTCCCAAGGTCAACATGGGAAGAACAATTAAAAGAAAAAAAGAGAGAGAAGAAAGAAGAGATTCGTAGTTCTGTTCCATTTTTTAAAAGAGGAACTCGTTATGAGAATGAGCTTCTCAAACAAGCCGAGAAAGACGCACCAAAAGAACTCATTAGAGACTTGTCAAATAAATATAGAAAGCAAAAAGAAAACGGGAAATACGATAAATCAAAAGATATATATAAACAATATATTGAAGACGTTATTCAAACAAACATTCCAAATCAGCCGACCATTATTGATAGTATGCAATATGTAAATGATATGTTGCCGGATTCATCTCTTCTTAAGGGCTCTATGGTTGGGACTGGTGTTGGTGCTGTTTTGTCTGCATTTTATTACATAAAACACGCAATTGGTGGTTTTTTTGACAAAATTGGTTTTATAAAAAATGACGTGGATAATCTTTTCTCGAAAAATATTGGTTCGTCACAAAACATTAGTAATACGGTTTTAGATAAGGCTATTGATATGGCTAGTCCAAAAATTCAAAACACAAGCAATTATTCTGGTACTACAGTAAATAATTTTAACAACAATATAGACATGTCAAATAGAAGTGTTGAAGAGGGTTCCAAATTTACCGCCGATTTAAATGAACAACAATTTGGAAAGGTAAATCTTAATTCAGCCGTTATGTCAAATTATTAGGAGCATATAAATGGAAGCAGCTGGTTTTGATAGATATGTTGAAAAAGATTTAAATGTTTTTGACGAAGTAAATTCTTTGAAGGACGAAACAAAAAAGATACAGAGTTATATTTTTGAACCAGAAACAAAATCACTTAAATCTCTTAGGTTACAGATTATTGGTAACGAAACAATTTCAATGTCTTCTGAAATAACAGACAACTTTGTTGAAAGCAACGTTGCTTTTCAAGACCACATCTCTATGAAACCAATGATTTATACAATAGAGGGTGAGGTTGGTGAATTGGTTTGGTTTTCAAAAGAAGGAGATGTGGATGTTTATGAAACTCTTGAAAACAAACTCGTTGAAATTGAAGCATTTTTGCCACCATTTTCAAAAAAGGAACAGGTTGAACAAAGGAATTCAGAGCAAATAATGTCGGTGGTTGATGAATTGCCCGATTTTGCCAATCGTTTTTGGAGTGTTTTAGAAGAAGGCGGAAACAAAAAAGAGCAAGAAAAAGTTTATAAATACTTGTTAATGCTTTGGAAAGAAAGAACACCAATTTCCATACAGACGGCTTGGACAAAATTATCAAACTTTGTAATTCAAAATATAGAAATAAGCCAGTCAGATAGAACAAAAGATAAAAGTAAAATAAAAATATCTTTTAAAGAATTTAGGACAGTAAAAAGAAAAACTGTTGAATTTGATGAAAAGAAATTTATTGGTCGTGCTGGTGCTCAAAATTCTGAGCCTGCAGAAAAAGGAACCACAACTGGGACTACAATTACTGCCCAACAAGCCAAACCAAACCAGTTTTATCCAACAGAGTCTGGGAAAGTGAATGTTCAAAAACTCAGTGTAAATACTTAGGAGGAAATATGCAGGCTATTACAACAATAGATAACAGTGCCTATCAAAAATTTTCTTATATTTTGGACGATGGGAAAACAGCAAAAATTACCCTAAGGTTTTTGCCTACACAACATAGGTGGGTTTTAGATATAAAGGATGAAAATGGATTTGAAGCATCTGGTGTTTTTGTTTGTTGCCATCCAAATATATTAGATAAGTGGAACAATATAATTAAATACGGAATAAATATTTCAACAGATGATAAGTGCGACCCATCCATGCAAACAGATTTTAGTTCTAGATATGCCTTTTTTTCAATTCTTAATGAAGATGAAAAAAACGAAGCAACGAGGTATTTAAATGGATTATAATAGAATACATAGGGTTACATTTATTCCAATTGATATAGATGGGAACAAAATTGGCGAACCAATTGTTGTAGAAAGTCCACTGACCCTTGAATTTAACATAATCAGAGAGCCTTTTAGTGAGGCTGCATCTGCTAGTTTGGGTCTTTATAATCTTAATCCGGAGACAAGAAGTCAACTCTTTTATGATTTTTTAGATATGGAAAACATTCGACAAGTTGATGTTGAGGCTGGATATATTGATGGAAAGTTTGATTTAATATACAGAGGTCGTGTTGACCATGCGTTTGTTGAAAAGAAAAATGTGGATGTTATTTTGAGAGTTGAATCAATAGCCGGTCTCGCTGTTTTTGACCCAAATCTTAATATAACCATAGAAGCTGGTAAAAAACTAGAAGATGTTGTTCCAAATATAGTTGGTGAAATGAAAAGTGTAAAGGCTGGAACTATAAGTTTGCCAGATTATACATTCCAAAGACCTGTAACATTGTCTGGGAATCCACAAAATATATTAAAACAATATACAAAAGGAGACTGTTTTGAAGATGTTGGTGTTTTAAATGTATTAGATATGGACCAGATTTTAGAGGGTGACATATTTAAAATAGATGAAGAAACGGGTCTTCTTGGTGTCCCTCAAAAGCAAAGAACAACAATAACCGTTAATTGTATGTTTGAGCCAAGAATAAAGGTTGGACAAGGCATAGAAATAGAATCAAGAATTGCTCCAGAATTTAATGGTCAATATAAGGTTTATGGGGTAAGACACTCTGGCATTATTGGAGATGCGGTTGCTGGGCAATGTATTACTACTATACAGCTTATTACTGGTATGGCTGTTTTTGGTCGAAATGGAGCAAAATGGAACTTGCCAGATGGACAAAAAACAACAAACATTAAAGATGAACAACCGCAACAGAGTTAGGACTTGTTATGCAATATTCTGAATTAAACACATATAAATCATTAACACAACTTGTTGAAACAACGGTAAATAGAATTAATAGGACAATGAATTGTGTTAAAATAGGTCGTATAGTAAGTTTTAACAAACAAGAACAAACAGCGTCTGTTGAAATATTACATTTTATGGATGAAAACTATAACCTTTATCAAAAGGAAGATTCTAGCTATCCTATTTTGTGTGGTGTTCCTGTTGTTGTTTTGCAGGGTGGTGGTGCAAATATTACATTTCCGATAAAAGAAGGAGACCAGTGTCTTGTCCTTTTCTGTGATTATATGATGGATAATTGGTGGATAAGTGGGGATGTTTCAAAATCTGACTTCCCAAGAAAGCATGACCTTTCTGATGCAATTGCAATTGTTGGTTTAAGTGCACTTCCGAATGTTATAAAAGATTATTCTGACTATCTTCATTTGAAATATAATGAAAAATCTGATATAGTTATAGGAGAACAGATTGATGTCAACAACGACAATATCAACCTGAATGGTGATACAAAGGTATCTAAAACTCTTGAGGTTGAGAAGGACGTTACGGCAAAGGCAAAAGTTATTGTAACAGAAGATGTTACATCTGAGACAAAGGTAAGTGCTCCAACTTTAGAAGCCACAACTGCTGCAAATGGTTCTTTTTTAAGTGTTGATAACAAAACTGTAACTGTTGTAAATGGGATAGTGGTGAGCATAGAATGAAGACAAGAACTGTAGATAGCAACTGGGATTGGAATTTTGGTCATGGACTTCAGGATTATTGTTCTGGAGCTCTTTCTGTTGCCTATTCAACAAAGATGAAAGCTTTGTCTTGGTTGGGAGATTGTTTTTTTGATGCCAATGCTGGGGTTGATTGGAAAAACATACTTGGTTCTAAAAACACAAAAGATTCTGCAGATTATTCTATAAGGGATATTATTCTTGGAGAAAGCGAAATAACAGAGATTGTCTATTTTGATAGTTCTGTTGAAGATAGAAAATATACTTGTACTGTCCGGTTTAAAACTATTTATGGTGAAACGATAGAGGTAAAAATATGAGTGATGTTTTTAATGATGATGGATTGCAGGTTGCAACAAGAACAGAGCTTTTAGAAGCTCTTAAACAAGCATTTCAGTCTATTTATGGGGCAGATGTTAACCTTGACCAGTCGAGCCCTGATGGTCAATTGTTAAACATATTTGCTCAAGGGGGGGCCGATGTTCGTGAGTTGTTAGTTCAGCTATACAACTCTTTTGACCCAGACAATTGTTCTGGAAAGGTTTTGGATTCACGTTGTGCAATTAACAACATATTCAGAAAGGGTGGAACTTTTACAACGGTTGCAATTGATATAACAACAAATAGAACCGTTACTTTGCAAGGATTAGACGACAAATATAACGATGTCAATGCCACTGGATATACAATTCAAGATAGAGCGGGTAATCAATTTATTTTAATTTCGACACAGACATTACAGGCTGGGACAACTCGTGTTTTATTCCGTTCAAAAGAAATTGGGGCTATTCAAACAACATTGAATACAATTACTATTCCTGTTACAATTGTTTTGGGAGTTGTTAGTGTTAATAACCCCGTAGATGCCACAGAAGGCGAAAACGAAGAGAGTGACTATGATTTGAAGGTAAGGCGTAGGCAGTCTGTTTCAATTGGCTCTAGTGGCTATTTAAATGGCTTGTTAGCCACTGTTTTACAGTTAGACGGTGTGACGGATGCTGCTTTGTATGAAAACTACACAGGAGAGGTAGATGTAAATGGAACTCCTGCACATTGTATGTGGCTTGTAGTTGAGGGTGGTAGCGACTCTGAAATTGCAGATGCGATTTATCGTAAGAAGTCATATGGTTGCAATATGCGTGGTAACATTACATATACAATTACCACTGTTTCTGCGCAACAATTTATTGCCAAGTGGGATGAACCAACGGAACAAGAACTTTACATTAAGTTCAACATTGTTCCACAAAATCCGAGTGTTCAATTTGACAAAAATGCAATTAAAGAGTATATTTTATCTAATGAAAAGTTTAGAATTGGTCAGGGTGCTGAAACATCAAGTTTAACAACTTTGGCGCAGCAGGCAATTGATGCTAATGGTGGAATGGGATATGCGACAGAGGTTTTGATTTCCGCCGATGAAAGTAACTGGGTTGAGTACATTGCACCAATTGTGGCTACAAAGTTGGCTATCGCTGGCATTTCTATAACGATTAACGGAGAAGAATCATCGTGACAACATTTGATTATGGCAAATATTTGTCGGCACTCCTCATAATTCAGTACCACAACAAGCCAAAGGCTAAGGGTACCATTGAGGCGTTGGCTAAGATGTTTCCTGTTGATTTGATATTTGCCGTAAGGGATGGGTTTGATTTGGATACGGCTACCGGTAAGTCTTTAGATATTCTTGCCAAGTATGTTGGTGTAA